TAACACCATCGCTCGTGACCTCGTCATGAAGCGCACGCTGAAGAACGGTAAGTCTCTTCAGTTCATCTACACTGGACGCATGGACGCTGGTTTCCATACGCCTGGTACCCCCATCCTGGGATCTGGTGATCCCCCGGTGGCAGAGAAGACCATCGTGGTCGACGACCTGCTGGTCAGCTCCGCCTTCGTGTATGATCTCGATGAGACCCTGGCTCACTACGAGCTGCGTGGCGAGATCTCCAAGAAGATCGGCTATGCTCTGGCTGAGCACTATGACCGTCGCATCTTCCGTGCTATTGTGCGTGGCGCTCGCGCTGCTCACCCCGTGTCTGCAACCGGTAAGGTTGAGCCCGGTGGTTCCCAGATCCAGATTGGCTCTGGTGCTGGTACCAACGCTGACGCCCTCGACTCCACCAAGATCGTGGCTGCCTTCTTTGAAGCTGCTGCTGTCCTGGATGAGAAGGGTGTGTCTCAGGACGGTCGTGTGGCTGTTCTGTCCCCACGTCAGTACTATGCACTCGTGGAGAACGTGTCCAGCAACGCTCTGATCAACCGTGACGAGCAGGGCACCGCTCTGCAGTCCGGTCAGGGCATCCTGTCGATTGCTGGTATCAAGATCTACAAGTCCATGAACCTTCCGTTCCTGGGCAAGTATGGTACCAACTCTACCATCGACAATCCTGGCTCCTTCGTGGGCGTTGATGTGGAAGCTACCGTGACTGGCGAGAACAACGCCTACGGTGCTGCTACCGACTTCGATACCTCCTGCGGACTTATCTTCCAACGCGAAGCCGCTGGTGTCGTTGAGACCATTGGACCCCAGGTCCAGGTCACTTCGGGCGACGTGTCCGTTATCTACCAAGGTGACGTGATTCTGGGTCGCCTCAGCATGGGTACTGACTACCTGAACCCTGCTGCTTGTGTCGAACTGTATGCTGGCGCTTCCGCTGGTTCTGCATTCTGATCCATTCTTGTTTTATACTGGGACTCCTTCGGGGGTCCCTTTTTTTATATCATGACAACTAATTCGTACGCATCGTCCACCGAACTGGATGCTGTTAACCACGTTCTTATGAGCGTGGGTGAGTCTCCTGTCAATACACTATCCACCCAAAGTCCTGAAGTTGCTATTGCTCAGAACACTCTCCGACAAGTCTGTCGTGAAGTTCAGTCTGAGGGCTGGGTGTACAATACTGAATACGAGTTCCCGTTTGTGGTAGACACCAACGACGAGGTACTGATTCCGCCCACTGTCCTCCAGCTGGACGTGAACAAATTCAAGCATCGTGATGACTATGATGTGGTTAAAAGGGATGGTAAGCTGTATGATCGTTATTCTCACTCCTATAAATTTAAGGACATCGATACTCTCTACTGTGATGTGGTGTGGTTCTTCGAGTTTGATGACATCCCTCAGGTCTTCCGTGACTACATCTCTTCACGCGCTTCTCGCATTGCTGTGACCCGTATGGTCAATGATGAGAAGGCTGTCAAGCTCCTCACAGCAGACGAGGCACAGCTCCGTGCTCTAGCTGTTGAGTATGATACCCAACAGGCTGAGTACAGCATGTTCCAAGGCACCGACTTCCGCAACCCCTACCCCTCCTACAAACCCTTTAACGCAGTTGCTCGATAGCTATGGTAGCAGTTAATCAACGGATTCAAAACTTTCTTGGAGGCGTCTCACAGCAGCCAGACTTTATTAAGTTCCCTGGTCAGCTCAGGAAGTGTGACAACGCATACCCTGATGTGACCTTTGGCTTGTCTAAGCGACCTCCTGGTGAGTTCGTTGGTCAGCTGTCAGGCGCTACCTCTGGTGGTCAATGGTTTGAGATCATCAGAGATTCTGACGAAAAATTTATTGGGCAAATTACCAGCTCTGACATCAAAGTCTGGAACCTTGAGACAGGCGCTCCCCAGACTGTGAGTGGTAGCATGAGCTACCTGTCTGGTGCTACCCAGCCTTACGGTCTCCAGACCATCGGTGACTACACGCTCATCACTAACCCCCAGCAGACCGTAGGAACCACGGGAACTACTGATACCTTCAACAACGGAAACCCTTACGCCTTTGTTTCGATCAACACAGTGGCGTACAACGCAGAGTACGTGGTTGCTATCAATGGCTCTAACCTCAGCTCTACAACCAAGTATCGTGCTGGTCACCTGACTGTTGTTAAAGCAGGTACAAGTCAATCTTATTGGCAAGTGTCAAGTGGTCTAGCAGGTCCCACAGAACACGTAGGTAAACAGGAAATCTTTGATCAAGCTAGTGGTGTTAAGTTTACTGTGCTGGTCAATGGTAACAGCTTTGTCAAAAGCTACACCCAGAACCACGAAGCAGAGTATGGAACTCAGTACAACGCTGAGGTAGTCCTGCAAGACCCTGGGTTTAACGTCACTAACGGTCAGACCTTTACTGTAGGTGTGGCAGGTATTAGCTACACAGTTACTGTTAGTTCTGTTGAACCTTACGACACATACTCTGACTCTGGTGTAGGATTCTACCAATCACCAAAGAACCCTGACAAGGGTAGCCTGAGTATCAACACTATCTTGGGTGGACTGAAGAGCAGCATTGAATCTACCTATGGCGTAACCTGTGAGATCATTGGTGATGGCTTATTCATTACATCTGGTTCTAGCTTTACAATCGAGGTCAGAGGTGGTACGGTAAACAACTCCCTTGAAGTCATTCAAGATTCTGTAGCTAACGTCAGCAAGCTACCACAGCAGTGCAAGGATGGGTACATTGCTAAGGTGTCAAACACTGAGGAGTCTGAGTCTGATGACTACTACGTCAAGTTTGTAGCTGACAGTGGTAACAAGGGTACAGGTTCATGGGAAGAGACTGTAGCTCCTGGTATCACAGCTGGACTTGACCCCTCTACCATGCCCCACGCTCTGGTCAACAACCGCAACGGCACCTTTAGTTTCCGTCCGCTGAGTCAGTCTGCTGATCCTGAGAACTACTGGATTGACAGACAGGCTGGTGACTTGGACAGCAACCCTGACCCTACCTTTGTTGGTAAGGGTATCAAAGACATCTTTTTCTACCGTAACCGCTTAGGATTTATTGCTGGTGAAAACGTCATCCTTAGTCAGCCTGCTGATTACTTTAACTTTTTCATCGTTTCTTCAATTACTATTAGCGATGCAGATCCCATCGACATCGCAGCATCTGACATCAAACCTGCCTTTCTGAACCATGTCCTACCTATTCAAAAGGGTCTGGTCCTGTTTAGTGAGTCAGCACAGTTCATGCTGTTCACTGATTCAGATCGGTTCAGTGCTGCCACTGCACAGCTGAAGAAGCTGTCCTCCTACGAGTGTAGTCCCACGGTCCGTCCTGTCGACATGGGCACCTCTGTGATGTTCAGTACTGGCAGTGCAGCTCACACCCGTGTGTTTGAGATGGTGATTCAGGATGAGACTCTCCCTCCCAAAGTGCTGGAGCAGACTCGTGTGATCCCTGAACTGATCCCTAAAGACATTGATCACTCGTCTAACTCTTCACAGGTTGGACTGGTGACCTATGGTAAAAAGGGTGACTCACAGATCTACTTCTACAAGTACTACGACTCTGGCACTGAACGTCAGCAGTCTGCATGGTACACTTGGACCCCAACTGGCAGCTTTGTGCACAGCACCTTTACTGCTGGTAACCAGTTTATAGTCAGTAATCAGAACGGTAACTACGTCCTGAACCGTCACGAGATGGTCACTGACACCGTTACCAACAGAAGCTATCAGGTAGGTACTGGTTCTATTGGGCGTAGATTCGAGGCTACCCTGGACAACATGACCATTGCGTCATCCTCCTACGATTCTGCGACAAAAATTTCTACGGTAACTTTACCTTACACTTATGATGGCAGCACCGATATGGTGGCTGTATTCCTCAGCGGTACTGATGCTGGTGTTGTCAGAGTTCCTGACAGCGTTAGTGGTACTACTGCTACTTTTAACAACATTGATCTGACTACAGGCAACGTTGCTATTGGATACAAGTATATCACAGAAATCGAACTTCCTCACTTCTACTACGCTATTGACAGAGGTAAGTACGACATTGATGGTGAGCTGCGAATCAACCGTATCAACTTTGAACTAGGCATCTCTGGTCCTATGGAGTTCCACCTTGTGTCTCCACAGGTAGATGACTATATCCAATATGAGTCTGGTATGGAGGTTGACCTGGGTTCATTCAACGATACACCCACTGCTCCTTACAAGTCTGTCAAAGTTCCTATCTACAGGAAGAACGAGAAATACACCCTTACTGTTAAAATCCCTGACCCCTTTACCGCAACTCTAGTCTCAGCCAGCTGGGACGGACGCTATGACAACAAACGACACATACGTCGGTAAGTACATTCAACCATGCACCCCTCAGCTAGCTCTAGAAGTTGGTGAGAATCTGCGTTGGGAAGACATCAGAGAAGTAGAAGAGACCACAGGGCTGACTGCTCCGGCAGCAGTCCTGGAGTCTTACTATCGTTCTGCTTTCTCTGTCTATTTCACTGTGCCCAACGGCAAGGCTGCCGGTGTGGCAGGCGTAACACCAGACAATAAGATCTGGATGTTATGTACTAAAGCCAGTGAAGAATATCCGCATACATTCGTAAGAGAAGCTAGAAGGTGGCTTGACAGTCTCCATAACCCATACCTGTGGAATCAAGCAGACATGAGGAATGAGAGCCATATCAAGTTGTTGAAGCTTCTTAAGTTTACATTCATTAACTATCACGTTCACAACGGTGTCCCCCTAATTCAATTTGTTAAACTATGTGTGAACCAATAAGTGCAACAATCGGTGTACTGTCTGCTGTAGGCGGCGGTATGACAGCTATTGGGCAGCACCAGCAACAGCAAGCTGCGGTGGCACGATCTCATGCTATTGCAACGCAACAATATCAACGAGAGATGCAGATTGCAGCTGCTCGTGATCGTGTTAAACAGCAGACGTATCAGGCAGAACTGAAAGCAGAGACTGCTTCCAAGAACGCCTACTATGCTAAAATTACAGCTAACCAGGCTGAGGCTAACAGAGCCCTGGCTGCATCTGGTCAGAACCGTAGACAAAAAGGCACAGCTGCTGCCTTTGATGCCCAACGTAACATTAGTAAAGCAATCCGAGCACAAGGACAAGTCCTAGCTTCGGGTAAAACTGGACAGTCGTTCCTGTTGTCTGTCATGGATACAGAACGTCAGCTTGGTTTGGAACAAGCAGAAGTCTCTCAAAGCCTGTATGATGCTAACCTTGCATCTGGCATCGAAAGAGAAGGTATCCTGCTGGATCAAGCTTCTGCCAATACTGCAGCCTGGAATGGTCTTCCTGCTGCTCCCCTTCCCCCTGAGGCATCTTTCTTGCCTGTCAAGCCTATCAAAGCTTCTGGACCTTCTGGTCTGGCACTGGCTGGTAACCTTGTTAGCGCAGGTGTTAGTGGAGTTAGTAGTGGCTTGGGAGCATATTCTGGATTAAAAGACGCAAACATTATTACAGGTTAAAATGCCCTATCAAGGAAGTTCGCAGTCCATCGGGTTTCGTAACCGTACCGTCATTGATCCCTC